AGGTTTCTCGCGAGATGATCGAAGACTCGGGCGTTGATATCCTCGGCTTTTTGGCCGACCAGGTTGGACAGGGCATTGGCTTCAACGTCAATGCGGCCTTGACAACTGGCACGGCAACGACGCAGCCGAACGGTATCGTTACCGCTTCGACCCTCGGCGTTACTGGTGGCACGGGTACGACTGGTGCATTCACGGCCGATAATTTGATCGACTTGGCCTACTCGGTAGACGGGGCCGCCCGCATGTTGCCGGGTGCCGGCTACATGATGAACGGCAAGTCCATCGGTGCTGTCAGGAAACTCAAAGATACGGCCGGGAATTACGTTTTCGCGCCTCGCCTCAACGAGAACACCCCCGACACGCTGCTTGGCTTCCCGCTCTACGAGAACCCAGCAATGGCTGATGCAGGTACTGCCGTGAAGAGCGTAATCTTCGGCCACCTCCCCAGCTACTACGTTCGTCAGGTCGGCGGCATTCGTGTCGATTCTTCGAGTGACTTCGCGTTCTCGACGGATCTGGTCACGCTCCGCACGATCCTTCGCGTGGACGGCAACTTGCCGCAGGTGACGCACGTCAACCACTTCATCGGTGGCGCATCCTGATCGATAGGTAGAATGGTGGCTACCCGGCAGATCGTTTGCCGGGTAGCCACTATTTTTTTTGGACGGGGGAGCATGTCGAATCGCGCGACGCGACGCCAACAGGCGAAGCACACAAAGCCACCAGCACCACCACAAGCCGAGGGCGTGACGCGGCAGCGCGTGCTTTGGGCCTCGAACGCTCCATTCTCTGCTACAGGCTACGGCGTCCAGACGGCGCAGGTTGTCCAGCGTCTAACGCGCGATCAGCACGAAGTCGCGATCGCCTGCAACTATGGTCTGCAAGGCGCGGAGACTACCTGGAATGGTGGGGTAAAGCTCTATCCCTGCGGGATCTCCGGTTATAGCGATGACATCTTGAACGCGCACGCGCAGCATTGGGCGCACGGCACCGAACTCCCCAGCCTGGTCGTGATCTTGTTTGACGTGTGGGCGCTAGAGAATCCGGGCATAAAGCAGATCCCGAAGATCGCCGCGTGGGCGCCAATCGATCACCAGCCAGCACCGCCCAAGGTGCTGCAATGGTTGAAGCGTCCCAACGTCAAGCCGATCGCGATGAGCCGATTTGCCGAGCGGATGATGGCGGACGATGGCATCGAGTCGATCTATGTTCCGCATGCTGTCGAGCCGGTCTTCAAGCCGACACCATCATTCGCTGATGCGGATGGCACCCTTGTCACGGGTCACGAACTGATGGGCGTCAAGTCTGATCGCTTCGTCGTGATGATGAACTCTGCAAACAAGGGCAGGACGCCAGTCCGCAAGTGCTTCGGCGAGAACCTGCTGGCGTTCTCGATCTTCGCTGCCAAGCATCCTGACGCGATCCTGTACCTCCACACCGAAGCGTCGGCGATCGCAACTGGCGTAGACTTGCGCGCGCTGATTCGCGGGTGCGGTATCCCTGAGAACCAGGTCTGCTTCGTTGACCAGTACCTCTACCGGATGAACCTGCCACAGCAGGCGCTAGCGTCGCTCTACAGCGCCGCCGACGTGTTGCTGGCTACATCGGCTGGCGAGGGCTTCGGTGTGCCTGTAGTCGAGGCGCAGGCCTGTGGCACAAGAGTGATAGTTTCTGACTGGACAGCCCAATCGGAATTGGTTGGCGATGGATGGGCAGTCGAGGTACAGCCGCTCTGGGATCCATACCAAGACGCCTGGTTTGCTACACCGATGATTCCGCGCATCGTCGACGCGCTAGAGGAAGCGTACGCTGCCGAGCGCGGACCGAGCAAACAGGCGATCGACTTCGCTGCCGACTACGATGCGGATGTTGTCTACGCGAAGTATTGGCGTCCCGCGTTGGAGCAGCTTGCCGCGTGGGACCCAGCCGCGGCATGAGTGGACTGGCGACCGTCATCATCCCGGTCTTGAACCGGTACGACCTGCTGGAGCGTGCGATCGGTAGTCTCGGCGAAGTCGAGCGGCTAGTCATCATCGACAATGGCGACAACCTCGGCGACGAGGATGTTGATCTTTGGCGAACCGACGGGCAGATGGAAGGCATCGGCAAGACGTATCTATTGACGATGCCGTCGAACCTCGGCGTTGCGACGAGTTGGAATCTAGGGATAAAGGCAACACCAGAATCGGACGGATGGTTGCTGCTGAACTCGGACGCGTACTTCACGGATGGCGGGTTCTCTGTGTTCGCCGGCGAGACTGACGGCGTAGACGTTCTCCAAGCCGGCAACCCCCGATGGTGCTGCACTTGGATAAGCAGCCGAGCCATTGCCGAGGTCGGCTTGTTCTGCGAGCGATTCTACCCAGCGTATTGCGAGGACATGGACTGGCAGCGACGCGCGCAAGTCTGCGGCATCGGATTCGCCGGATCGTCGGCTCACGTTCAGCACGATAACTCCAGCACCATCGAAGCGTCCCCGAACCTGAAGGCGCACAATGCTCGGACACACGCAGCGAACGCCGGCTACTTTGACGAACGCTGGGATGGTCTTGCCGATAACGAGCTGCCGGCGGATGCCGACTGGCGACTGGCGACTAGGCTCGCGAACTCGTGGAATGACGGCGGCGGCGAGTGACTACTTCCCTCAATATCGAAGCCATCCTCGGACGGTCGGAGCATCCACCAGAGATAGGGACGCCGCTGCATGAGTTGAGAAAGCATCGCGTGCTTGTAACCGGGGCGGATGGCAGCATCGGATCGGCGATCACCATGCTGCTCAATGATCGTGGTGTGTCTACGATCGGAACAGATATCGCCGATTGCGACGTGACGAACAGCAGGATGCTCGCCGACGTGATGGCGCGGTTCAAGCCTACGCTGGTATTTCACCTCGCGGGTGCCAAGCACGCGCCAGACGGAGAGATCGACCCTCTCGACGCAGCGACCATAAACATTACTGGCACCGCGAATGTCGTCCGCTCGACCAGCGCGCGCGTAATCACCGCCAGTACATGCAAGTCATGTGACCCAGAAACCGCGTATGGGGCAACTAAGCTAGTGGCTGAACGCATCACGCTCAACGCCGGCGGCAGCGTGGCACGTTTTTACAACGTACCCGAGTCGTCCGGCAACGTGTTTGAGATATGGAAGGCGTTGCCAGACAACGATGCGATCCCGGTCACAATGTGCGAGCGATACTTTGTTTCGCTCAATGAGGCTCTAGCGCTCCTGCTCTGGGCGGCGGTGCTACCTTCGGGGCGATATGCGGTCGCTCCTGGACCGCCGCGAGATATGTTCTCGGTTGCCCGCGCGCTCTATCCCGATCGCGTGCGGGTAGGTATGCCTCGGCGGCGTGGTGATCGAATGGATGAGCCTCTGCACGCTGCCAGCGAGACCCTGCATACAACCATCGTTCCCAATATCGTCCGCATTGAATCCCCCCATGATCCGGGGGCGGCATGATTATCGACGAGACACACGGCGCGGTTACGATCGGCGAAGGCTGTGAGATTGCCGACACGGCGATCCTGACGGGACCGTTGACGATTGGCGATCGCGTCTACGTTGGTTCGTATGCGGTGATTGGGGCGCCGGCGCAGCATCGCGGATCGTATCCCTGCTCGCTCGACTCCAAGCATCGCGCCGAGGGCGTAACGATTGGCGATGGTGCGTGCATCCGAGAGTTTGTCCAGATCCACCAGGGCATCGTGCGCCCAACGATCGTCGGTGCTGATTCGCTGCTTATGGCTGGCGCGCATATTGCTCACGATTCGCAACTTGGACGCGGTGTCACGATGGGAAGCTTCAGCATCCTCGGGGGCTTCACGATCATCGATGACGAGGCAACCTTCGGGCAGGGCGTCGTGACGCATCCGTGGATCATCATTGGCGAGAGGGCAATGGTCGGATTGAACTCCAGCGTCGTCAAGGATGTTGATCCGTTTGCAAAGGTGGCGGGATCTCCGACCCGGCTGCTCGGATCGAACACCAGCAAGGATCGTAGTCTGCCGGCGGAGTATTCTGCAAGCGTTCTATCCGAGTCCGTCTGGGAGCGTTGGGCTGGGTTGAGGGATCGGCAGGCAGGCACGCGGCGGTTATGGGCGTAGTTGTCGTCACACCGAGCCTGCCGAGCCGCGTTGATCTTCGATCCGAGTGCGTCGCGTCAGTCATGGCGCAAACACTCCAGCCCGTCGCCCACATCATCCACCTGGACTATCAGCGAATCGGTCCAGCAGCCTGCCTCAACTCGATGCTACCGGCTGCCATCGAGACTGGTGCGGAGTGGGTCGCGCAGATTGCCGATGATGATCTGATGCTGCCGCGTCATCTAGAGTTGCTCGCCGGGCATACTGATGCCGACGTGGTGTATTCCTACTGCGAAGTGACTGGGCGAGGTGGTTGGAATCCTTCGGCACCCTTCGACGCGGACAGGCTACGCGCTGGCAACTACATCCCCGCAACCACGCTGATCCGCACCGAACTATGCAGCGAGCTCGGCTGGCGGACGGACGCGGCGCACGGATTTGAGGATTGGGATTTCTGGATACGCGCCCTCGACGCCGGCGCTCGCTTCGTGTGCGTTCCGTTCGTGACGTGGGTCTATCGCTTCCACGGCGACAACCTATCTGCGGCGCTGTAGAATATAGGCATGGCGATCACCAATGGCTACTGCACGCTCGCACAAGTCAAGGCTGCGCTGCGTATTACCGACAACACCGACGACACGCTGATTGAGGGTAGTGTCGAAGCAGCATCGCGTCTGATTGACGGGTATACGCTGCGGAACTTTTACTCGGTCGGCACGGCTACGCGACTATTCACGGCACCCGATCCGCTCTACTGTCCCGTGGACGATCTCGCTGGAACCGCAATTACGATCCAGACCTCGACGCAGGCAGACGGCATCTTCGACGTTACCTTCGCGGTGACTGACTACCAGCTCGAACCGCTGAACGGCAATCTCGACGGCATCCCGTGGGCGTACGATCGAATTCGCGCAGTCGGCGACTACGCGTTCCCAATGGTCTCCGCCAACTTTGGCGAGCAGGCGCTCGTAAAGATCACCGGCGTCTGGGGATGGCCAGCGGTTCCAGTAGCAATTGTGCAGGCGACGATCCTCCAGGCAGCGCGTCACTTCAAGCGTTACGACTCGCCACTCGGTGTCGCCGGCTTCGGAGACTTCGGCGTGGTACGCGTCAGCCGGTTCCTAGATCCCGACGTTCAGATGCTCGTCGAGCCATACAAGAAGATGCGTCTGTTCCGATGACGGCTACCGTAGGGCAAGTCAAGACGGCACTCGCCACAGCTGCCGCAACGATCACGGGTTTACGCACGTACGATCGGCAGCCCGACAATCTGAACGCACCATTCGCTTTCCCCTCGCTCCAGTCGATTGACTATCACGGCGCTATGGGCGCCGGTTCCATCCTTCAGACGTACACGCTGACCGTCGTAGTTGGTCGCGCGTCTGAGCGCGCTGCCGAGGATCTGCTCGACACGTATCTTGGCTACGGCTCGGGTGGCATTCGTGCCGCGATCGAAGCGGACACCACGCTCGGCGGCGTCGTGCAGACGTGCATCGTCGAGTCGGCTGGCACGATCGGCACAATTGACGGCAACGACACGCTGTATCTCATGGTTGAGTTCCGCGTCCTGGTCTACACTTAGGAGTTTGACGATGGCAAAGTTTATCGTGGCACCCGGCTTTATTGTTGCCGGCAAGACCGAGGGGCAAGAGGTCAAGGCGTCCGACGTGGATCGCTTGGACGTGATGATCGAGTCCGGGCGCGTGATTGTCAAAGTCGCAGAATCGTCGTCTACAATGAAGTCACAACCCGACGTGATCGACTCCGAGGAGGAGTAACCAAATGGCGAAACTCGTATTGACCAACAGCAACATTACGATTGGCGGCACGGACGTGTCGGCGAATGTTGCCAGCGTCCAGATCGAGACTTCGGTTGACGAGGTGGAAACGACTGCGTTCGGTCCGGGCAACGGCAAGACGCGCGTCGGTGGTCTGCTCGACACCACGATCTCGCTTTCAATGCACAACGACTACAGCGTTATCGAAGGCCTTGTCTACCCGCTGATCGGAAGCACAACGACAATCGTCGTAAAGCCGAACGGT